TGATTTGCATCCACGGTGGGGCCGACCGCGCGCCAGCGGGTAGAGACCGAGTCGTAAACCAACATGACACAAGCATTCGGGCTTAGGAGGTACGTACCCGCCGCGAACGAGAAACGATTCGCCGCGCCCGATCCCGCGTTGCTGTGCAGCAGATTTATGTCGGCGGATCCAATGTTGTACAAGAACAGAACTCGGCCCTTGTAGCCGCCTTGGATTCCCGTGATCGACTGCGCCCCGGTCGAGGTCAGGCGCACGACTCCCGCCGTAGAGAGCCCGGTCGGGTTGTAGTTATTTTGCGTGGTCGTGATCGACGCGGGCGAAATTTCGTTGCGAATGACGTTATCGTGGACCGCAACGCATCGAATCCGAACGGCCGAATTTGGACCGGGGTAGCCGGCCCCGCCGAAAGCCGGTTCGCCTAGCGCGATCCAGACGTAGAGACTGCCGGTAACCGAGTCGTTTGCCTGCATTACGTAATGAATCATCGAACTCCCACGACTACGGGCCGACGAGCGACGCCGTGCGCACGCTAAAGAACTTGTCCCCGCCGGCCGCGCCCGTTGCTTGTGCAACGATCGAGTAGGGCGTCTGACCCAGAACCTCGAACACGCCCGACAGGTAGCGAACCTCGGTCAAGAGCGTGAACGCGATCAAAGATCCGGACACGTCCAGGCCCGTGGTCGAGTCTACGATCTTCACCTCTCCCGAAATGGATGCGCTGCTCAAGTTCCCGATGAACTCGAGTCGCGTCTTGACCGTCTTCGGCAAGAAAAACGAACCGAGTACGAACCAGCCCGGTGCGGCTGCGACGGCCGGAAAACTCTGCGAAGCCGCGGCGTATGCCGAAACGATTTCGGTATCGACTTCTTGCTGTAGGGAATAACCACGCAATCCCGGCATGGGGCTCCTAGATGCGATCGACGCGCGTCGTGCTGAACGACGCGATTTCCCGATCCGCGATCGGGAGGTCAGCGGAAAGAGTCGGGGTCGGCGCGAAGCCGAGCTTGAGCGAAACGACGTTGAGCACTCCGGGAAGCTTGGCGGCTTGCTCGCAAGTCCAGCGAAGCACGTCGTCGCTGACCGTGTGCACGGCCGTGAGCGCTTCGACGACCTTCGCCTTGAAGTCCGTGTCCCCGGCGTAGGTCGCCGGGTCCGTCGTCAAGTCGTAGATCAAATAAATGTCTTTCGGGGTCGGGCGCGAGAACTTGATCGCATTGCCCGAGTCGTCGGTCACGCCGCTGGCGATCTGTCCGTGCGCTTTGATCCCGGCTGCTTTCGACTCGAGAATCTGTTCGCCGATCAAATCGTTGTCCAGCGTCGGCGCGTCGTAGACGATGCATTCGATCGAGTGAGCCGGGATCCCGTTGACCGCGTCGTCCTTGTCGTTCTCGAGCACGAGAACCTGACGCACGTTCAGAGCGCCGTCTTCGTCCTCGAGTGCGAGCAGGTCCGCGCGAATCGCTCGCGCCGTCGTCGAGCCCGCCTTCGCGAGCTCGGCTTCGCGCCGAGCCCGCAAGCCCGACCAGTCACCATTCGCGCCGTCCGCGAGCGCGCCGGGGATCGCGTCGTCGAGATTCGTGATCGAGTTCCAGCCCGTGATCGTCGTCTGAATGACGCTCAACTGTCCGGCCGCGACGAACGTCGGACCGGCGACGAGCGCTCGAAAGCGAACCACGAACGTGCCGTTCCCCGGCGCGATAAAAGTCTCTTTCGGGGTAAAGAGCACGTCAGGCAGACCGGCGACGGACGCGAGCGCGTCTTCGGTGACGAGCTCGGTCCCCGCGTCGAGGTCGCAAGAACAGTCGGCTTCCGTGAACGTCGCCGCGCGCGGGACGGTCCCGGTCAGTTTGCACAGTGCGATCAGCGCCTCGTCTTCGGCCTTGTCCGGGTCGCGCCCGTCGTGTAGCTCTTCGAGCACTTCCCACGCGAGCGCGGCCTGCCTCGAGGTCACGTTATTGTGCTGCCCGTGCGGCGCGGTCGTGGACGTGTCGAGGTTCGGATCGAGATCCGTGTGTAGGTCGTCGGCCGTGAGTTTCAGCAAGTCTTGCTGAGTCGGGCGGTCGAACCCTTCCGGAGTAATCCCGCTCATATGATGACCTCTTGCGACACACTGATCGGCGTGCCGTCTTGGTAGACGGCCTCGGTATCGATCGTGGCCGCGCGCGCCGAAAAGTCCGGCGACCAGTTCACATTTTTGACCGCGACGATTCCGGGCACGGTCAGCCAGCCCCGGCGAATCACGGACCGGACCACGTCACGATTCGGGTCCTTGATCAGATCGTCTCGGCGGTAGGGCATGCCCTCGCGCAGATCGAGATAGTTCTCGCCGAGCCAGAAGTTGAACGTGACCTCGGCTCGCTGGCGCGCGTAGTCGGCGCCGTCGATCATGGGCATTTGCCCGTCCTCGAGCGCGAGGTCGCCTTGCTGAATCCTGAGCGCGAGCAGGTTATTCCGACTTGAGCTTTTCGCACGCGACCGAGGCCGGCGTGGCCATCGATGCATTGGGACCCAAGGTCGGGACCTGGGGACTCGGACCGGGGCTGTAAAGATGCGTGTGCGAATTGAACGTCGAGACGATCGCGTTCAAGCGCGCGAGCACAAGATTCGCAAGAGCTACGAGCTCGGCCGAGTTCGTGGAACCGAAAACGAACGGCTCGGGCGTGGCCATGTTCGGGCCCGAAGTATTGATCGGCGAGCGCGCGAACGGAAAGAAGCACGCGGACGAAAGCCCGAAGCGTTCCACGTCCCCCGCGTTCGAGACCTCGCCCGACTCTTCGTATGCGGACGTGGCAACTTCGGCGAAGAAGAGCCAGCCCGTGTCACCGGGCGCGAGCGGCAAGTGCAGCTCGAACCCGCCCCCGCTCGGCCAGACTACCGGAACATTTGGAATGTTCGGCAACGCTTCGTGAACGAGCGAATCATCCGTCGCACGAAGGCCGCGCTTGACCATCGGCTTGACCTCGGCGCGCTTCGTGTTCTCGTCGTAGCTGATGACCTTGCCGGGGATCGCCGTGTGCACGTCGAGCAAGCGATTCTCGATCGCAATCGAGATCAACTGTTCGATCGGAAGGTCGGGACGGACGGCCATGCTATGAACTCAGGGAACGGCTAAAACCGCTTGCCTTCCGCGGTAATATACCATGGTAGGGCATGAGTGTCACCCTCCCAGATCGAACGCTGGACGCGGTAGTTCCCGCGCACGGCCTCGGACTCGAGCACGACGAGCGAGCCCGGAACGATCCGCGCGTTCAAGAGGGCCTTGAACGTGACGATGCCCTTCGCGTCCACGGCGGGCGAACCGACGAGCCCGTGTTTCGGATCGATCTTGACCGCGATCCTGCTCAACGTCTCTTTGCGATCGACGACCTGGACGATCCCGTCTTGGATCGACCACTCGAGGTTCGCGCTATCGCAGAAGCGCGTCAACTGTTCCGCCGCGCTTCCCGAAACGATCATGCGCTGCGAAAAGAGTCGAGTCACGCCGGCCGCGCGGAACTTGCCGATCGTCTTGGCGATGTTTCCTTCGCCGATTCCGAGCGAGCGCAAGATCGCGCGAATGGCGACTTCCGGACTCGTGCGCGGACCATACGAGACATTGATGCGCGCGTTCTGTCGCGCTTGCTCGCCGTCGCCGCTCTCGATCGTCGTGACCCAGTCGGCGCCCTCGCGTTCACTGTACGCGGTCCGAAGGTCCCCCGAGAAGATTTGCTTCGGGCCCGGGTCCTTGTATCCGGCTTCAATGAGAACGGGAATCCCGCGAGCTTCGCCGGCTTTCGGCTGTAGCTCGGCGATCTGTCGCCGCTGCGTTTTGCTGAGATTCCAGATCGAAACCTCGCACTGGTTCGGTTTCGGGTCGAGCGTCTTTTCTACGCGGAACGCGACACGGTGCCCGTCCACGCGCAGACCCGCGCGCACGGCCCCGACGGCCGCCCCGACGACGACCCGACACGCTCGCCCGAACAGTTCCGGCACGGCTACTCTTCGGCTTGTGCTGCTTCCAAGAGCTCGAGCACTTCGGCTCGGGGGAAGTAGGTCAGTTGACAGCGACGATCCGCGCCGAGCTCGCCGAGCAATGGCGGGCGCGTTTCCCCGCCCGCGCACGTGATCATGAGC